CTTCATAAAAGCTAATTTTGAGCAAGACGACGAAGGTACTTATTGGAGCAAATGGCTAGAGGATACCAAGCGCCTAGAGGGGGCTATTGAGAACAACGTTTGGAATAAAAAGCCAAACTTTTCCTGTAAGGGTTGGTGTCCTGTGACTGACTGCGAACATAATGGGAAACAACACTAATGCCATATACAAAATCACCAAGACCTTATAAAAAGGAATACGCCTTGCAAAAGGCAAGGGGCGAACACGAAAACCGCATGGAGCGCCAACGTGCTCGTCGTGCCATTGATAAAAATGGCAAAGACGCTAACGGAAATGGCAAAGCAGACGCTCGTGAGGGCAAAGATGTAGCCCACAAAAAAGCCCTAGATAAAGGTGGTTCTAATAAACATGGTGTGTATATAACTACCCCCGCTAAGAATCGTTCGTTTAAAAGAGATTCGCAGGGTAATTTAGTTTCTGAAGTAAGTAAGAAAGAACGCAAGAAAAAGGTTTGATGTTGTAGTGATGTCGTAAAGTACGGTGTGAGTGATAACGACAGGGTGCTCATAGCCCACATAACCGCATCAGTTATCGTTGCTAGTTAGTTGATCCGCCCCTTTCGTGGATGCAACTTCCCTCCTTGGGCAAAGAGATAACCGACTAGCACCCGTAAGGTGCAACTCAAAACATGTGTTTTGAGTGATTTGTCGTCGGAGAAGAGAGTGCAAATAATAGAAAACAAAGCATTATTATTAAAGGTCAAAGACCCAAACAGAATCACAACAGTAATACCCAAGAGCAAACTCCTAGATTCAGGAGAAGTGCTTGTCAAGTGGGGAATAGAAGAGGCACAAGTTCTTAAGAACTTAAAACTAAAGAACGTGCCATCCCCCATTACGGCTACGTACGAGTGGCCCGGTCTGTATAAACCGTTTGACCACCAAAAAGATACGGCGTCCTTTCTAACCCTGCATCGTAGAGCGTATTGTTTTAACGAACAGGGTACAGGCAAAACAGGTAGCGTAATTTGGGCTGCGGATTATTTGATGAACATCGGTGTTATTAAACGTGTTCTTGTTCTATGCCCGCTATCCATTATGCAATCTGATTGGCAAGATGATTTGTTTAAGTTTGCCATGCACCGTACCTGTTCAATAGCGCACAGTTACTCAAGAGAGAAAAGGATACAAGCCGTTAATAGCGGATCTGATTTTGTTATCTGTAACTTTGATGGGCTCAATATCATAAAAGAAGCCGTAGAGAAGGGAGGGTTTGACCTAATTGTGGTAGACGAAGCAAATGCGTATAAAACAGTATCAACTACAAGATGGAAGATATTGAACTCTATTGTTAAACCTAACACATGGCTATGGATGCTAACAGGAACTCCCGCATCCCAGTCCCCTACAGACGCATACGGATTAGCAAAGCTAGTAAACCCTAGCGTAGTCCCGCGTTTCTTTGGTTCGTTCCGAGATACTGTAATGCACAAGATTACACAGTTCAAATGGGTTCCAAAGCCAAACTCAGAAAAGATAGTTCACGATGTATTGCAACCCGCAATACGGTTCACAAAAGAAGAATGTCTAGATTTACCTGAAATGACGTATGTAACTAGGGAAGTTCCGTTAACGCCACAGCAGACAAAGTATTACGAAATCATTCGTAAGAACATGATTGCACTTGCCGCCGGAGAACAAATCACAACAGTTAACGCCGCCGCAAATTTAAATAAGTTGTTGCAGTTATCATGCGGTGCAGTATATTCCGACACTGGCGAAATTGTAGAGTTTGATGCTTCTACACGGATTGGCGCACTCAAAGAAGTTGTTGAAGAAGCTAGCCATAAAGTTTTGGTATTTGTAGCATATCGTCATGCTATTGAGATTGTCACTGAAGAACTACGCAAAGCAGGTGTGTCTTGCGAAGTCATATCTGGAGATGTAAGTCCCGGAAATAGAACAGAAATTTTTAAAAACTTTCAGACAAAAGATAACCCTAAAGTTCTTGTAATACAACCACAAGCTGCGGCGCATGGAGTTACGCTAACTGAAGCAAACGTAGTGGTATGGTTTTCCCCTATTACGTCTGTAGAAACGTACCTACAAGCTAACGCCCGAGTGCATAGAGCAGGGCAACGTAATCCTTCAACAGTTGTGCATCTACAAGGCTCGCCAGTTGAAAAGAGAATGTACAAGATGTTGCAATCTAAGATAGATATTCACACACAGATGATTGATCTCTACAAAAATATTTTAGAGGAGGGTACTTGACAAAGTCAAATATTGGTATTAAATTATAGATATAACGATATGGAGAAGAGTATGGAAAATATTACTGCTGATAAGCTAGTGAAGACGTATATCAAGATTCGTGATAAACGTGCTGAAATTAAAAAGCAAGACGAGGATCTTGAAGAGCAACAAAAAATAATCGAAGGCGAACTGTTAGAAATATGCAAAGCAACAGGCGCAGAAAGTTTGCGAACTGAGTTTGGCACAGTGTCCCGCAAGATTAGTAAAAGATATTGGACGAGCGATTGGAGTTCGTTCTATGATTTTCTTAAGAAGCACGACGCAGTTGATCTATTAGAAAAGCGTATAGCTCAATCAACGATGTCTGCATTCCTTGAGGAAAACCCCGAGTTATTACCCCCGGGGCTACAAGTTGACCGTCAGTTCACTGCGGTTATTCGTCGTAAATAAATGGAGAAGATAATGAGCAAAGAACTTGCTATGTTAGATGGAGGGTTGCCCGCACACCTTAAGATTGCGGAACTTGACGATACCACTAAAGCTTTGATGGGCGATACTGGCGGTGGAAGCAAGCGTATTTCTATCGAGGGCGGTGTATGGCGCTTATTGATTAACGGCAAAGAAGTTGCCATTAAAGAAGAGCGTTCACTAAACGTTATTATTGTTGCGGCATCCTCAAAAGTATCCCGCACATACTATGCCGGTGTTTATAAGAAAGGTCAGTCAGGACCTCCTGATTGTTGGTCTCCTAACGGCGACTTTCCTGACAGTAGTATCGCCGAGCCACAAGCAAAAAGTTGTGCTACTTGCCCACAAAATATCAAAGGTTCAGGACAAGGCGAAAGCCGTGCTTGCCGATACAGCCAACGTATTGCAGTTGTGCTAGATAACGATATTGGTGGCGACGTGTTCCAATTAACTCTGCCCGCTACGTCTATCTTTGGCGAAGGCGAAGCAGGTAAATGGCCTCTGCAAATGTACGCAAAGATGATTGGTGCTAAGAGCGTTCCAATTACTGCGGTTGTAACTGAGATGCGATTTGATACTGCATCCTCTACACCTAAGATTACATTCAAGCCAGTACGTTTCTTAGAGTCTAACGAGATTGCCGTAGCAATCGAGCAAGGCAAGAGCGAGTCAGCTATGCGTGCAATCACTATGGTTGTACCTAAACCAAAAGGCGATAACGCACTCAAGCTAGAGGCACCTGCCCCTGCACCAAAACCTGAGCCTGTAAAGGCAGTGGTTGAGGAAGAGGAAGATGAGCCAGTTAAACGTACGACCAAGAAGGAAGAACCTGCGCCTAAGAAAGATATTAGCAAAGTTCTTTCTGAGTGGGACGACGAATAGGAGTCATCATGAAAGGCTATTCAAGTACGTTTATTAACGAAGTGAATGCCTCAGATCGGTCAAAGTTAGGGGTACTGTTCGGAATTGCTTGTATTAGAAAGGATATTCCTGTTTCTGATGTAGCAACATTTTTCGACGTATCCCGCATGACTGTCTATTCTTGGTTTCGTGGTAAAACTAATGTCCCACAGAAACATCAGGAAAAGATGCAGAAGCTTGTTAGTAAGTTAAGTTAGTTGTATGGGGGGCTAGGGTAGCACCCGAAGAGAGTGTATCGCCGTCCACTCCTGCCCATCCTTTTTATGACGGTCAAAGGCGACTATGTTAACGAATATATTTTTACAACAGGTTCTTCCCCCCACAGGACAATACTGTGTGGTTGGGTTAAAAGAAGGTAAAGCAAGACAGAAATTAGTTGGGTCGATAGAAGAGTTAGAAAGATTAGGCAACGGATTAGCCAAAGATGGTTTTGATACATACTTTGCACTTGCTTCATATGCAGATCCAAAGGGGGGTAGGGTTAACGCTAATGCCGTGTCCCTCAAGGCGTTTTTTATAGATATAGATTGTGGTGCGAGTAAACCCTATGCTACACAAGAAGATGGTTTAAAAGCCCTCAAAGCATTCATCAAGACTGTTGGGCTACCCAAGCCTACGATTGTTAATTCGGGGCGTGGATTGCACGTTTATTGGGCTCTAGAAGAGGCTATGCCCAAGGAACAATGGAAGCCCTATGCTGAGGCATTCAAGCTTCTCTGCGACATCTACAACCTCAAAGCTGACCCTGTGGTTACGGCAGACG